GCCTTCTCAGTCGAAGGCAAGGTTATACTAGGTAGTAAACGACCATCTGGCATCTTGCGACACTTACCCAGGCGAACTATTCCTATCATGGAAGAGGACGCATCTGGCAGACCTTTATCGAGAGGGATATTGTACAGACAATATCTAAGAACTTCAGGGCGTTCAAGTAGATGCCAGAACGGCCTGCACCCCACAGGGGGCAGTCCGCCTAGCTTTACAGGAACGTTGAAGTTAATAGATCCTGGACAAATAATATCTTTGCATGCCGAAGTAAGCATAGAGTAGGCTTGCCTTATGGCGAATCTACCCCACACTGGTGGCGCTTGTCTCATGAACATTCGAGCGGCAGGTACAACATCCTGCCCGGATCTCGATGTCGCGAACTTTGTTATATCAAGACGCACAGGGGTAACCCTGGCACCTTTCCAATACATCTGTCCGCAGAAAACAGTGGTAGAGTTAGACACAACAGTCTTCCTTCTATTGAGTGATGCACCGATGTTATTGTAGGCTTTCTCAAAGCCATCGTATAGACCCAGACCGCATACGTCGTCACAGGCATGACTGAGTGAGTCAAGGGAGATTGAACGTTGTTTGGATTGTTCCCAAAGGGACCAAGCCAACATAACGCAACCAACCTCAAAACACCCTTTCAGGCCCATGAGAGGCAGCGGGGTAGAAATAATACCTAAGGCACTTGATATCCGTAAGGACGACAGGTAGTCTAGGAATTCACCCTGGCCACAAACCTCCATGAAGGCGGCCACAAGATCAAGATCGAGTGAGTCCGTGAAATTCGACGCATCGGCAGAAACGACCGATACACCTAAGCTAGATAGATATCTAGCTCTTTCATGTCCAATAGACTGGTCTAGTGAGCAATCAGGAACCCATCCAAAGAGGATGGTCCTCATTGCACCGTAGACACTAGTAGAATGGACTAGAGGAGAGTAGTAAGGGCAAATACCCCTATACTTTCCACCGTTCTCAACAATAATAATCATGCGACCGTCAACTTTACCAGTTGGCCGAAGCAATGAATCCTCAGTGGTCGACCTTAACAGGTATTTCGACACCGGATCCGGAATCTCCGTCTTGTACTTCTTGTTGGACCTTTTTACAAGGGACTTCAATGAATAGCAGGATGGATCAAGGGAGACTAGACCCTCTATAGGGACAATCAACCTATGGTTCTGTGTTGGTGAGTAACCGGAAAACCTCGTGAATTGTAAGAAAGATTCGAACGATTCACGGTAGACCGAAAGATACTCTTTAACTTTATCACCGTTCACTCGCTTGATAGCGCGTTGAGCGTAGAGTAGTTTCGCCTTTTTCAAGCCGGAATTACTAGATGCTTTCAGCATTTTCCCGATAGAGAGAACAGTTAGAATACGTCGTACCAAAATAGTATTTGCTCGCGTAGGTTGAGCCCTCGAAAGCTCACGAAGCCTAGCAAAGTACCAAGCAAAGAGTCTGGGATTATTGTTCTTGCGAACTCTAAAACCAAAGTCTTGTTTTAATGGTTCGTCATTACCTAATACGCGCAAGCCCAGAATTGGGTAGGCTGATAGGATTTTAAGAAAACCCGGACCCTCACACAGGATCCTGGTTTTAATGATATTAAGATACTTATTAGTCGCCCGAGACGGGCAGCCAGTCTGCAAAGATAATGCAGTAAATATAGAGGTAATATATTCACCTTCACTCAGTCGAAACTTTTTCCTAGGTTTTGGTTTATTAAAACCT